GGTAAAAAATATAAAGTTAAAACAATTTCTCTAATAGACCTATTGCTTAAGTATAATGCTCCAAAACAAATTGATTATTTGTCAATAGATACCGAAGGAAGTGAGTTTGAAATTTTAAATGCATTTGACTTCAACTCATATGATATTAAAATAATTACCTGTGAACATAATAGCATGCCTGATAGAAAAAAAATATATAATCTGTTAATTAATAATGGTTATAAAAGAAAATTTTCTGACCCCATTGAAGATTGGTATGTACGATGAAAAAATTACACTGGCACACTTTAGGGAACGGATAAATATATACATGGAAAAATGTAAGAACTGTAAATGCGAGGCACATTGTCCCGAAACTTGTATGAATTGCAAGTGTAAGAAATGTGATTGTTCAATTTGTGATAAACCAAGACCTAAAGTAAAAACAGGAGATGAAATAGTACAATAAATGGAACAAAGTAAAACAACAACCGAAAAAATAAAAATCATTAAGTTGATTAATGGGGACGATATTGTTGCCGTTGTGGAAAATTCAAAGAGTCAAATGGATACCACACATCAAACAATTTGTATTGATAAACCTTTACAGATAAAATACGTACCACAAATAACAATGCATGGTTTCAAAGACTATATCGCATTGATACGTTGGACGGCCTATACTAACGATAATCATATTACAATTCCAAAAGATAAGATAATGACTATTACAAATGCCAACGAGGCTATGAGTAAGAGTTATCTTGGTGTCGTTGATACGTATGGTGATATTCCATTGGCCAATGCAGATGGAAAAAGACAGCCAATGATGATGAAGTTTTCTACTAAAGAAAATAGAAAGTTAAATGAGATATTTGATGACAGATTTTATGATGAAGATGATGAGCCAGGAACTTTACATTAATAATCCCCCTAGCTGGAGGTTCTCTATCAACCGGCTACACCGTTCATTATACATATTTTCCAGAAAAAGTCAATGCTGATTTAGCCTAAAACCGAAATTTTTTTGGTGTGTTATAACCTTAAAACATTGACAAACTGAACGAAAAGGTATATAGTTATATTATGACTGCAAAATCAAAAACGAAGAAAGAACACTACGTTAATAATAAAGAGTTTCTGGAAGCGATGAACAAGTACAAAAAAGCTGTACGAAAAGCAATAAGAGAAAAACAAGATAAACCAGCAGTAGGAAACTACCTTGGATCCTGTTTTTTGAAGATTGCCAATCACCTTTCATATAGACCAAATTTCATAAATTACACATTCAAAGATGACATGATTTCAGATGGTATAGAAAACTGTCTACAATACCTTGACAACTTTGATGGCAAAAAATCTAACAATCCTTTCGCTTATTTTACTCAAATAATCTACTATGCTTTTATACGTAGAATACAAAAAGAGAAAAAACAAGTGACGATTAAACACAAACTTATTAGTAAATCAAATTTAGATGACTTTGCTCTCCAACCAGGTGACGATAGAGAGTTTAAAAATCAAATGACAGAGTATTTACAAAAGAACTTACCTATGGATTCACAAGAGAAAATAGCTGAAGAAGTAGCAAAAAGTAAAATAAAACGTAAAAAAAGGACGAGTAAGAATAGTTTAGATTATTTTTTTAAAAAAGATGAAAATAGCCCTATTAAATGATACACACTTTGGTTGCCGTAATGATTCTCCACACTTTATAAACTATCAAAATAAGTTTTACGAGGAACAATTTTTTCCTTATATTATTGATAACGATATAAAATGTTTAGTACATTTAGGTGACGTTGTTGATAGACGTAAGTTTATTAATCACAACACAGCCCACAATTTTAGACTAAATTTTTGGGATAAATTAGAAGAATTGAATATAGATACTCACGTTATATTGGGTAATCACGATACCTATTATAAAAATACTAACGAAGTAAATGCTATACAAAATTTAAATCTAGGAAAAATTACAACATATACAAGAGCAACAGATATAAATCTTGGTGGATTAGATATATTGTTTATACCATGGATATGTGAAGCCAATATAGAAGATACTTTATATAAAATAGATAATACAACAGCTCAAATTGTTATGGGTCATTTAGAAATAAAAGGCTTTGAAATGCATAGAGGAATTGTAAATGAACAAGGACTTGATAGAGAACAATTTAGAAGATTTGAAAAAGTATTATCTGGTCATTTTCATAAGAAATCAGATGATGGCCATATCTTTTATCTAGGTACACAATATCAAATTATGTGGTCAGATTATAATTGTCCAAAAGGTTTTCATATATTTGATACAGACACAAGAGAATTAGAACGAATAGAGAACCCTTTACCTATATTTAAAAAATTAATATATGATGATACAAAAGAAAACTATGACAATTTAGATTTATCCTCTTACGATAATTGTTTTGTAAAACTATTTGTAAACAGGTGTAAAAATAAAGAAATGTATAGCAATCTAGTAGAAAGATTTTACAACAATACCAATGTACATGAATTGATTATTAATGAAGATACAACTGATATTACACAAACAGTTAAGGTAGATACTATAGATCAAGGCGAAGATACATTAACATTTTTAGGTAACTATATTGAACAGGTAGATACTGATTTAGATAAGACAAAACTAAAAGAGTTTGCAAAAGAATTATACACGGAGGCCAGTGAATAATAAAATTCCAAAAGTTGAAACATTAGAATCACAAAAAGAAGAATTAGAGTCATCTATGAAATCTTCCAGACATCAAGAGTATGTTAGAAAAGAAATGGATAAAATTAGAGCAGAAGGTAAAATGAAGGAAGAAAGTGTGTCTGATACACACGCTATTATTAAAGAGGCAGAAAAAAGATTAAAAACACCATCAGAAAAAATGCAAGAGGAGTTGGAACCAATACCAGATTTATGTCCAATAACAGATGAATAAAGCTATAATAGAAAGTATTATAGATGTAGGTAGTGGATTAATTTTAGCTATTCTTATTCAATTATATATCTTTCCATTCTTTGGATTATATCCAACTATTTTAGATAGTATAGGAATTGCGTTAATATTTACTGTTGTATCAATGGTAAGATCAGCATGTTGGAGATACTTCTTTAGAATTAGGCCTATTAATCCGGTTTTAGGAAAAGATGATAGTCTTTAAAAAAATATCATATAAGAATTTCCTATCTACAGGTAATACGCCTATAGTAATAGACTTAAATAAATCACATACAACATTAGTAATAGGACCAAATGGATCAGGTAAGTCTACTTTATTGGACGCCCTTTGTTTTGTTTTATTTAATAAACCATTTAGAATTATAAAGAAAGAACAAATAGTAAACTCAATAAACAATACAGAAACTATTGTAGAAATAGAATTTAATGTAGGTATGAAAGAATATAAAATAGTAAGAGGTATTAAACCAAATCTATTTGAAATATATCAAGATGGTGTTCTTATGAATCAAGACGCCAACAGTATAGACTATCAAAAATATCTAGAACAAAATATAATGAGACTTAACTATAGGTCTTTCTTACAAGTTGTATTATTAGGATCATCATCATACGAGCCGTTTATGAAAATGAAACCTAGATACAGACGAGAAGTGGTTGAGGAAATTTTAGACATTAGAGTGTTTGGTCTTATGGACTTGATATTAAGAAGTCAACAATCAGATTTAGCTAAGAAAGTTATTGAAATGAAACACCGAGCTGACCTTATACAAACCAAGTATGAGACAGAGTTAAATCACTTCAATGCTATTTCCAACTTGAATATGAACGACCTAGATGGTAAAAAACAGCTGATTAACAAAAACGAAGAAGATAATAAAGAGTATGGTAGAAAGATTGAATCACTAAACAAACAAATAGGTTCTCATAAAAAAGAAATAGAAAATAAAAATAAAGTAGTTACCAAGGTAAGTAAATTAACAAAACTAGAAGCTAAGATTGAGACCAATTTAAAGACACATCAAAAGACATTAGAGTTTTTTGAGAATAATGATAGTTGTCCTACATGTACACAACCTATAGATCAAAATTTTAAAACTCAAAAGATAAATACTACTAAAACAAAAGTAAAAACTCTATCAGATGGTATGAGAGATATATTAAGTGAGATAGCCAAAACAGAATTAAAATTAACAGAAATGAATAAAGTATCTGAAAAGATATATGAACTTAATATTGACATATCTAAATTTGAAACATCTTTAGACGAGATAAATAAGTTTAGCAATAGAATACATGAAGAAATGAGACTACTAGAAAACAAACAAGTTGATGGTAAAGAGATTAAAATACAACTAGAAGATTTAAAACAACAACTAGATGATAGTAAAGTAGAAAGAGATAGAATAATTGAACAAAAGGATTACGTAGATATATTAAGAGAGATATTAAATGACAAAGGTGCCAAGGCTCAGATTATACGTAAGTATGTTCCTATAATGAACAGCTTAATTAATCAACATTTACAGGCCATGGATTTCTTTGTATCGTTTCATTTAGATGAGGAGTTTAATGAAACAGTAAAGAGTAGATTTAGAGATACATTTAATTATAATAACTTTAGTGAGGGTGAAAAAATGAGAATAGACCTTGCATTGTTATTTACTTGGAGACATATTGCAAAGATGAAAAATAGTACAAATACCAATCTATTAATATTAGATGAAATATTTGACGGCAGTTTAGACGGTCAAGGTACAGATGATTTTTTTAAGATTATAACACAACTTTCAAAAGAAAACATCTTTATTATATCCCATAAGGGAGATATAATGTTTGATAAATTTACTAATATAATAAAGTTTGAGAAGTATAAAAATTTCACAAGATTACAACCAACATAGGAGAAAATATGGGTAGTACACAAAAAAATGTAATGAGACCACCACAAACAAAAAGGGAGAAGATACCTAAACAGGATAATTATATTAATAATGCTCAAACGTTTATGAAGGCAAAGCCAAAAAACCAAGTAAATACTGACAAAATAAAGGAGAAGGGAACCACTGAAGTGGACGATAAAAAAGGTTTAAAATTGGTCCCACCAAGAGACCCGAGAGTAAATTCAGCCATAGCACCTTTTAGCGATGATATGTTAAAAGATGAGGGTTTTAAAGATAGAAAAGAATTAGCAGACGCTATGTTCAAAACTATGAGAAAATATGGTGGATTAGGTTTAACCTGTAATCAGGTTGGATTGCCTTTCAATATGTTTACATTAGGCGATCATCCATCTATAGAAAAAGGGTTAAAGATGGCATGTTTTAATCCATTTATAATTTCAAAAAGTGAGGAAACAGTAATGATGAAAGAAGGTTGTTTAACCTTTCCTTTTGTATTCTTATCAATAGTAAGGCCTAGAAAAGTAGTTGTTAAATACGAAGACGAAGATGGACAATTAAGAGAAGGCCACCTTGATGGTATGATTAGTAGAGTATTCCAACATGAATACGATCATATATTAGGTAAGAATTTTATAGATGGTGTATCTAAAATGAAACTGGATATGGCTTATAAGAAGGCTGCTAAACAGATGAAACTCTACGAAAAACGTAAGAATCTGTAAGCTTGACAATCAGATTAATTTCTGATAGGATTATATTATGAATAAAGAAGACTTTGATATACATGAAAAACAAGATTTAGAAGGCGTTGAAAAAAAGTGGAAGAAATTCCAAGAAGAAAACGATATATCTAAAGTAGAAGATGTTGATCTAAAACATCTTAAAGAAGAAATAGAAAAAGACCTTGGATACGTGTCTAAAATGACCGTACAAGAGTATACATTATTCCAAAAGTGGCAAGAAGTACATAAGAAATATCCTACAACCGAATCAACTACATTGTATGGTACTGAAAAAATATTAACATCACCTGAACAAAGAACTCAAATAGATACAGTTAGAAATAATATCTGGATTCCAGAATCACCTGAAGACTATGATAAATTAGAACCTGTATTAGAATATACAGACGATACTACAAAAAGATTTAACGGTAAAGCAGTAAGAACTCAACAACTATCAGAAAACTGGAATACATTAAGAACGTTTTTGTCTACTATGAAAAACAATAGTAATATTGGTAGACAACTATTCTTTAATGTAAATGATAACAGATCAGGTAAACATCTAGGTGTCATTTGTATATCTGGTGACTTTATGGATTTAACTCCAAGAGACAGTGCTATTGGTTGGGATAGACATAGTAAAACATTTGGTGGTATGATTAATCATACTGCTATTGGTTCCTCTATTGTACCAACACAACCTTTAGGTTATAGTTTTACTGGTGGTAAATTATTAGCATATCTATGTTTATCAGATGATGTACAAAGAATATGGCAAGAAAAGTATGGCGATAAGTTAGTTGGTGTTACCACAACATCTTTATATGGTAAGGCAAAAGCGAATACTTTAAGTCAATATGATGGTTTAAAATATTGGAAACGTATGGGTTTCACTATGGGTTCCGTTTCATATGAACCACAATTAGAAACTAAAAATTTAATTAAACAATGGTTAAAGAAAAATCATACTAGAAAATTCTTTGAATGGTATGTGGCAACAAGAGCCAATGGCCAACCATTAAAAAGAGATCATAAAAATAGGTCATATATGTTTACTTATTCAAGACTTGGTATACCTAAAGAGTATATAAAAACAGATCATGCTAGAGGTATATACTTTGCAAGATTATATGAGAATACATATGAGTATTTAAGAGGCGAAGTAAAAGATGATGGTTTAAAGAAACGATTCGATTCGTCTACCGAAGCATTAGTTAAGGTGTGGAAAGAAAAACATGCCTCTAAAAGAATAAAGAGTCTAGAAAAAACAAATAGATATTCTAAAGAATCACATTTTTATGATGATTTGATATACTTAAATTGGGAAGAGTGTAAAGGAAAGTACTTAAATCAAGTAGGAAGATAGAGAATCAGCAAGAGTTATCCACTGTTCTGGTAATGTTCTTTAAATTAATTTCAAAAAGCAAGTAAAACCGTCAAAAATAATGGTTGCTTTTCGTTTCATTTTCCTTTAGGATAAGAGTATATTATGAAAAAGAAAACCACTACAAAAGTTTCACTAGATCAAAAATCACAACTAGCAAAATTATTAGCAACCGAAAATATAAGCATTCAACATAACAATGTTAGAACAGCTTCTTTTGATGTAAAGAATAGAGTACTTACATTACCAATTTTTAAAACAAAATCTCCCGATGTGTATGACATGTTAATCGCCCATGAGTGCAGTCATGCTCTATTTACTCCTTATAAATCATGGGCAAAAATTACAGATGATGAGTTACGTGCTTATGTAAATGTTCTAGAAGATTGTAGAATAGACTTAAAAATTCAAAAGAAATATCCTGGTGTTACTAAAAACTACCTTAATGGTTTTGATATTCTTAATAATGCTAACTTCTTTGGAGTTAGAGATAAAGATTTAAATAAAGACTTACATTTAATTGATAAAATTAATATGTTCTATAAGTCTTCAAAAAGATTACCAATACATTTTACAACTCTTGAAAACATTTGGATTAAAAAAGTTAATGCAATAAAAACTTTTTCAGATGTTGTTAAGTTAGCTAAAGAAATGTTAAATTGGCAGAAAAAACAAACTGAAAAAAATAAAAAGGATCCAAATTTTTCAGGTAGTAATTTAGATAAACTGTATGTAATAAAAGACGATCATAAAGGTCCTGAAGAAACTAAAGCAGAAACACCTAACAATGATGATGAAGATGGTAATAATAAAAAAGAAGAAAAACCTCAAGAAAAAAAAGAAGGCAATGGTGAAGCTAGTAAAGAAGATGTACAAGTTGACAATGCTGAAAATCAAAAATCAATTGAGGGTGGTGATGGTAAAACAGAAGATCAAGAAAGTAAAGGTTTAGATTCAAGAAAATTTATAGCAATTACTGATAAAAAATACCAAGAAAGTACTCAAAGAATTACTGACAGTGATGTTGAATATAATTATGTGACTTTACCTGAACCTGATTTAAATAAAGTTATTGTTCCAACTAAAACTTTCTTAAAAGAAATGAGAGAATATATTAGAGGTGAATATAAAATATCATCTAGTACAACTCAATATTTAAATTGGTTAAAAAATGATTTTAAAAAGTATTGTAGTGATAATATGAAAACTGTTAACTATCTAGTTAAAGAATTTGAAATGAAAAAATCTGCTACTGCTTATAAGAGAGCAACTACTGATAAAACAGGTACAATTGATCCACTTAAATTAAAAGATTACAAATTTAGTGAAGACATTTTTAAAAGATTAACTATCTTACCTACAGAAAAAAACCATGGTATGATGATGTTGTTAGATTGGTCTGGTAGTATGTGTGCTGATCTTAAAAAAACTATAGATCAATTAATTAATTTAGTTTACTTTTGTAGAAAAGTTAATATACCTTTTAAAGTATATGCATTTACTACCGAGTATTGTGAAAAACAAGGGTTAGTCCATAGAGATAGGGATCCTCAAAAAGCAAGTTTTAAATTTAAAAGTGGTAATATGTTTTTAGAAAACTTTAATTTAATTGAATTAGCAAATCATAATTTAAAGAAAAAAGAATTAGAAGAGTCTTTAATGTATATTTACAATATGGGTTTATGTTATGGCCATTATTCAAGAAGAGGTGTTTGGAATGAGGAAAGATATGAAGGAAGTAGATTTCATATGCCGTCTCAATATAATTTAGGTACTACACCACTTAACGAAGCTTTAGTTGCTTGTTTAAAATTGGTTCCATTATTCAGAAAAAAATATAATATTGAAAAAATGACTTTCATTACATTAACTGATGGTGGTGCTAACTATTCTGGTGACGCAAAAGTTGTAGAAGACAAAGATGGTAAACTTATTAGAGCACATAAAGATGAATTAAGAGTCACTGATAAAAATGGTAGAGACAAATATATTCCAATTAAAACAGTTATTAAGATTGGTAAAAAACAATATGTTAATGAGGATAGTAGATCAGATATGACTGCTTTGTTATTAACTCTTATACAAAAAGAACATAATATAAAAACAATTGGTTTCTATGTTTTAAAAACTATTAAGTGGTGGGATGTTGGCAGATTTACTAGAGATATTAAATCATATATGTTAAGAGACAAAATTATTGCCGATATTAGAAAGAAATTTGTTAAAGAAAAATGCGCTATTGTATATCATAAAGGATATAACAAGTATTTTTTATTAAATGGTAAAACAATGGCCGTACAAAATACTGACCTTACTACAATACAAGAAGGCTTAAAACCAGGTCAGATTAAAAATTTATTTAGTAAAAGTATGAAAGGAAGAATCACTTCCAGAACACTATTAAATAAATTCATTGAGGAGGTTGCGTAAAAATCAATGTGGATAACACAATTTTTAGGCTTGCTTTATGAATAGAACTATGATAGGATATATTAATAAAACGAAAGGAAAGCACTATGCTAAACACTAAACAAACACAATTTATTGAACATGCTTATTCAATGTTTAATAAAAAGGAGTTAACTGTAGATCAGTTAAAGAAAGCCAATGCAAAATTTGGCTGTAAATATGCTCCACAATGGTTGATTAAAAATAAAGATTACAAGTTAGGTAAATCTTTATTTAGATTACCTGTAGACGGTGAGGACGTTTCTGTTCCAGAACCAGTTATCAAAAAAGATACGGCTAATGAGGTTGAATCAAAATCTGAAGCCGCTTATATTGTATCATCTTTAGTAGGCGACATTGTCCCTAAAAAAGATCCAATATTTGTTCCATTTGGTAATTATACAGATGTAAAATCTATTGTAAAATCTAATAGGTTTTATCCTATTTTTATTACTGGTTTATCTGGTAATGGTAAAACAATGGGTGTCATTCAATCTTGTGCCGAGGCTAAGAAAGAAATGATTAGAGTAAACATAACAATTGAAACCGATGAGGACGATTTGTTAGGCGGTTATAGACTTAAAGATGGTCAAACTGTATGGCAAAACGGACCTGTTATTGAGGCGATGGAAAGAGGCGCTATGTTATTATTAGACGAGGTTGACCTTGCTAGTAATAAGATTATGTGTCTACAACCAATACTTGAAGGTTCAGGAGTTTATGTTAAAAAGATAAACAAGTTTGTTAAACCTAAATTAGGGTTTAATGTTATTGCTACTGCCAATACTAAAGGTCAAGGTAGTGAAGACGGTAAGTTTATCGGAACCAACATTCTTAATGAGGCATTTTTGGAAAGATTTCCTGTTACTTTTGAACAGAAATATCCAAGTGTTGCTATTGAGAAAAAAATATTAACTAACACATTAAAACAAGCTGGTAAATCAGACAAAGCTTTCATAGAAAAGCTTACTACATGGGCTGATGTTATCAGAAAAACTTATTTTGATGGTGGCGTTGACGAGATTATCTCAACAAGAAGATTGGTCCACATTACTCAAGCTTATGCGATATTTAATAATAAAGTAAAAGCTATTACAATGTGTACTAATAGATTTGATGATGATACAAAAAATTCGTTTGTAGAGTTATATACTAAAGTAGATTCTGGTGCTAGTGTTGAAGACATTATGGAACAGAATAGACAAAAAGATTTAACCGAACAATCGGATCTTAGCGAGAACGAAGACGATGATTCTGACAGCGATGCTGGGACAGATGATTCGGATAATGTTTAAGCTATAGTGTAATCCTTGGTGGCGATGTAGTGGTCGCCACCGTTTAAGGATTAAACAAGAGAAAGAATTATGATAAAAGTAGATGTAAGAAATGGTAATGTAGAACAGGCTTTAAGAGTCTTAAAAAGAAAAAATTTAAAAGATAATTTCCTTAAAAATTATAAGGAAAGAATGTATTTTGAGAAACCTTCTGAAAAAAAGAGACGAAAAAAGAAAGAAGGAATTGCTAATGCAAAGAGGAAGAAACGTTTACAAGAGAGATTTTTATAAGAAATTTATGGAATTTAACGCTATAAAAGTGATATATATATTATGGTCAAGGCTGCTCGTAAGTCCTATGACAGCGTTAAAGAAGCTATTATAGCTTCGGATATGGTGGATTGTTTTAGCATTTGCGCTTAGTTTCGCACCACCTTAAAAAAACAAACTAAAGCTGCGGAGCGTTTTGGTAGTTTCGCCCTTATATAAAAACTACCA